GCATCTGGGCGAGCTTGCCGGGGGCAGGTTACGGGCAGCGAGAGCTTGATACCGATGAGCTGCTGGGCGTGTACGTGCGTGCTGGCGGCCACATCGCATAACGATAACAACGAACTACGCAGGGCCTACCGACTCAGGAGGCCATATGCATGATGACGACCACGAGCCCGCCGATATGCCACACCGCGATCCATCGACATGGCAGATGCTGCTGGAGTGGCTACAGCCGTATCAAGCCAACCTCTATGCAGCGGGTCTGTCATTCGTGATCGCACTGCTGCGCGGCCTGCATGCTGGTGGCCGCTTCTACAAGTCATTGCTCGAGGCGACCCTGGTGGGTGGCCTGACATTGGCGCTCAAGCCGCTGCTGGACTGGGGCGGCTTGGATCAGGACATGGCCGTGGCCATCGGGGCTGCGATCGCTTTCCTCGGTGTCGAGTGGCTGCGTGCCAAGTCTGACGCCATCTTCGATAAGGTGCTGGGACGATGGCTGCACTGATCACGACCGCGTGGGCATGGGGCCGCAAGCTGATATCAGGCGTGAAGTTCGAGGTCATCCTGATGGCGGTGGTGCTGGGCTGGGGTGCGATGCAGACCTATGAGGCAACCAAGGCCGAGCAGCATGCCAATGACCTCAAGGCTGAGCTTTCCACTGAGAAGGCGGTCAACCGCGGGCTCGAGATGATGGCGCTGCACTATGGCAATCAGATGAAGCGATTGTCCGTCGCATTGGAGGCCCGCGAAGCCAGCCGCGCCCTAGATGACCGTTCAATCATGGCTGCCCGGGCAGCTGCTCGCCGAATGGAGAACGACGATGCGCCGACTGCTGAGTGGGCTGACCGGCCTGTGCCTGATGCTGCTGCTGAGTGGCTGCAGCGCCTTCGAGAGCAAGCCAGTGGTGATGCCCACTGAGTGGCAGTGCACGCCTGATGTGCCGAGCTACCTGCTCAATCCACTGCCTGCGCCTGATCGGCCAGTGACATCCAACCGCGATCTGCTCAGCCTACTGGCTGACTATGAGTCACAGCGTCGCCGGTTCAACGCTGACCGCACGGCGACGGCCTCGATCCTCGAGCGCCTGGCCGATGGCCCTGATGGGGCCGAGCAGCCGACTGCCGAGTAACACCAGAAGAATTGAAAAGCCCTGCCTTCCGGCGGGGCTTTTTTGTGGGCGCTTCACCCGCGCCCGGTACTTACCAGAGCCTTTCAGGATAGAGCCTGAGGAGCGCCGATGGCTTCATCGGGCCTCTCTGGGTTGGCGACTCCTGGGTGACAGGCTCTATCTCTAAAAGGCTCTACCGATGACAAACGTTATTCCGCTCGACTACGAAGGCCAGTCGGTCCGCTTCAACACAGATTGCTGGATCAATGCTACTGACATTGCCAAGCGCTTTGGCAAGAGGCCGGCCAAATGGCTGGAGCTTCCGCGAACCCAAAGCTATATCGCTGCCTTGGCTAGAGCGATGGGGAGGACCGATGTCCGAAAATCGGACTTCGGTCTCGTGATCACCCGAAGAGGCGGCTTGCTACAAGGCACATGGCTGCATCCCAAGCTAGCGGTGGCCTTCGCGCGATGGTTGGATGATGACTTTGCCGCATGGTGTGACCTACGCATCGATGCGTTGATGCGCGGTGAGCTGAGCGCTATGCAAGAGTTCGAGAAGGCCTGTCGCGCACTGGATGACCAGAATGCCAAGGGCAGCCTTGCCGGTCGCGAGCTGGCCAGCCATCGGTGGGTCAAGCCGGCGCTGGAGTCTCGCGCTGACTACTGGCGGCAAGAGCTCCAGATGGCGTTACCCATCGACTCATGATCACTCCCTTGCCCTGGTCACAGCACGCGGTCTCGCCCAGTGCCTCCGTCGCGGATGACATAGAGCTTGTATCCCTTGATATGGGCGAGAGCCTCTGCGTACTCACGGGCTTCGGCTTCCTGCTTGAATGTCTTGTGCGGCATATCCTCGAGCTCACGACGTACTGCCCAGCCGTCAGTGCAGCGGTAGAGATATAGCTCGAGCATCATGAAAGGCTCCTGTGATCGATATATGTGTAGTTCTTACTGTAGTAATGGTGAGTATTTATCAACAATGTTTCCGCCTCTTGCTTCAATCACGAGCTTGGTTCTCAGTCGGGCCGCGAGGGCGCGTGCGTAATCAATCGCATCGTATTGTGTTGTAAAACATCTGATACACAGCGTTTTCCCCTCTCGCTTCACGGCCCACTGGTTGCCTCTAGCGACCACGCGGATGCTGCTAGGAGCCGTCATCTCGGCCTCTCTTTGTGTAGATATGTCTTGTTAATCTTGGTGCACTAAATTAGTTGCATCAATAAGAATAAAAATACCTATCGACTTTCATGTAGAGGTCTTTGTATGCCTATCAAGCCACCACGACCCTGCAGGGCGCCCATGTGTGGTGGCAAGACGACTGCCTCTCATGGGTACTGCGAAGCGCATGCCGATCGAGCCATCAACTGGGGCAAGAGCAAGCGAGGTGGGCAAGGCAGAGGCGGTCGGCCTTGGCGACGACTGCGAAGCGGAATTCTCAAGCGTGATCGCTACCTCTGCCAGCCATGCGAGCGCGTAAATCGCATCACGCCAGCCACTGAAGTTGATCACATTGTGGGTAAGGCTCAGGGCGGCACAGACGCCCCTGATAACCTCGAGGCGATCTGCAAGGTCTGCCATCAGGCCAAGACGGCAAGCGAGGCGCTGCTGGCCAAATCAGGCAACCACGACAGGCCCTGAGAGGGGGGAGGGGGGGCAATCTCTACCACCTTTGGGGCCGGCCACCGTTCCGTTACGTTTCTTTCTCACACCCGCGAAATTGAAAAATCAGCCTAGCGCGAAGGATTCTCAGATGACACGAGGTCGCAAGCCCAAACCAAGCCACTTGAAGGCGGTGCAGGGCAACGCCGGCAAGCGTGCCATAAACCACGACGAGCCCGAGGGCGATGCACTCGATGAAGCCCCGCCGGCACCCGACTGGCTATGTGAGATCGGTCGCGATGCCTGGGACAAGCTCGCGCCCTGGTTGGTCGGCTCCAAGATCCTGACGCGCTCTGACCTGCATCAGCTCGAGGCCTACTGCGATGCCTACGCCACCTGGCGGCAGGCCGTGGTCGAGATCCAGCAATGCGGCCTGGTGCTGGAAAGCCCTGCCACCGGTGCCCCCATCAAGAACCCAGCTCTGACCGCGAAGAATGAGGCAGCCCGCCAGATGACGACCTTCGGCAGCGCACTCGGTCTCGACCCGTCCAGCCGAGCACGCCTTGCCGTGCCCGGGTCCAAGGACGCCGCCAACCCCTTCGCCGAGCTGCTGGGTGGCAACAAGCGATGACACTCAATGGCCAGCTATCCCAACGTCAATGCTGCGAACAAGTACGCTCGGGACGTGGTGGCTGGCCGGATACCCGCTTGCAAGTGGGTCCGCCTTGCCTGCCAGCGTCATGTCGATGAACAGAAGGCGGCCAAGACGCGCGCCTTTCCCTATCGGTTCGATCGTGACGCCGCCGAGCGGGCATGCGCCTTTATCCAGCTTCTGCCTCACACCAAGGGTAAGTGGGCACGCGAACGCAAGCTGATCACGCTCGAGCCCTGGCAGCTCTTCATCTTCAGTGTGCTGTTCGGCTGGATGAGCAAGCGCAACGGTCAGCGCCGTTATCGTGAGGCTTACATCGAGGTGCCGCGCAAGAACGGCAAGTCAGTGATCGCCGCGGGTGTGGCCACCTACATGCTGGCCGCCGATGGGGAATACGGCGCCGAGGTCTACTGCGGTGCCACCACTGAGAAGCAGGCCTGGGAGGTCTTCCGGCCCGCCAAGCTGATGCTGCAGAAATCGCCGGCATTGGTCAGTGCCGCCGGTATCGAGGTGATGGCCAAGAACATCAGTATCCCCGGTGACGGCTCCCGTCTGGAACCGATGATCGGTGACCCGGGCGATGGCTCGAGCCCCAGCTGCGCCATCGTCGATGAGTTCCATGAGCATCAATCGCCCAGCCTCTACGAGACCATGCTGACCGGCATGGGTGCTCGCGATCAGCCGCTGATGTTCATCATCACCACTGCCGGCTTCAACCTCGCTGGCCCTTGCTACGACAAGCGCCGTCAGGCGCAGCAGATGCTCGATGGCGTGGTCGATAACCCTGAACTCTTCGCGCTGATCTACACCATCGATGAGGGTGACGACTGGCAGTCGCCGGACGTGCTGCGCAAGGCCAACCCCAACTTCGGTGTCAGCGTCAGCGAGGAATTCCTGCTCAAGGCGCAGCGCGATGCCATCCAGTATCCCAGTCGTCAGAACTCCTTTCTGACCAAGCACCTCGATGTCTGGGTCTCGGCACGCAGCGCCTGGTTGAACATGGCCACCTGGCTGGCGGCCGGTGATGACTCGATGTCGCTGGAACAGATGGAGGGCGAGCCCTGCTGGCTGGGCGTTGACCTGGCCAGCAAGACCGACATCGCCGCCATCGGCCTGATCTTTCGCAAGGTGCGCGCAGACGCCAAGGTCGAGTGGCGCGCCTTCGTGCGCAGCTACCTGCCGGAAGGCGCGATCGAGCGTGCCAGCAGCAACCGCGCCGCCTATGAGGGCTGGGTCAACTCTGGCCACCTGATCATCACCGATGGCGAAGAACTCGACTTCGAGGTCATCCGGCAAGACATCCTCGATCTCTCCAGTCGCTTCGATGTGCAGGAAGTCGCCTACGATCCGTGGCGGGCCACCCAGCTCGCCCATCAGCTGATGCAGGAAGGCGCCCCGGTCATCGAGTACCGCAACACGGTCCAGAACATGAGCCCCGCCATGCGCGAAATGGAAGCCGCCGTCACTGGCGGTCGCTTCACGCACCCGGCTGACCCGCTGCTCACCTGGATGGCCAGCAACGTGGTCGCCAAGGCCGACGCCAAAGAGAACATCTACCCGCGCAAGGAAGCCGCCGACAACAAGATCGACGGCATCATCGCGCTGCTCATGGCGTTGGGGCGTGCCATCACCCTCGATGTCGAGCCGCCCAGCCTTCTCGACTCCCTCTCAGACGACGACTTCCTGGTCATGTGACATGCGAAACCTACTGTTCGACACCCTCGGGCTGGCCGGCTTCGCCAGCCTGACGGGCGGCCTGTACCTGCGATTCGGCCTCGCGGACGCGCTGATGGCCAGTGGCAGCCTGCTACTGGTGTTGGCACTGCTCGGCGCACGCGCCATGCGCAAGGGGGCCTCATGATTCTCGATCAACTGTTCTCCACCCGCTCGGTCGAGAACCCGGCAACACCGCTCACCGGTCAGACGCTGGCGGACTACCTGCATGGCGACTCCAGCATTACGGTCAACCAGCAGAGTGCCATGACGCTTGGGGCGGTCTACGCCTGCATCTACGTGCTGTCATCCTCGCTGGCGCAATTGCCGCTGCATGTCATGCGCAAGCAGAACG